TTTGGCGCTCCCGTCCTGGTCATGAGTGCCGAATCTTTCACCAGTAAAACCGCCTCTTCTAAAGAGCCCGGACGGGGTTTGCAGGTGCGGTGGTTTTGGGGCGATGAATTTGCCTATGCCGACTATTCGGCCTTTCAGACCATCAGAGGCCGGATGGATCGCGGTCCGGGCAGCATGAAAGCCGTGGGTCTCATCACCAGTTCGATCAATCGCAATGACCCTTATAACTGGCTCTACGACCTGTTCGACGACCCCGATCGCGATGAGTCGCGCCAAAAATTCTATCTCAGCATTCGGGGCAGCTCTACAGAGAACATCCACGCTGCTGCTGATTTTGTCGAGCAACAAACCTCAGCTTTGACCAAACAATTGGTTCTGATTGAGATCGACGCCGAATATACGCTGGCCTCCTCCAATATTGCCTATCACGAATTCGATCGCATCCTGAACGATTGCAAAGATGAAGTGCTGCCCCCTGACATCCTTCATATTGGGGCCGACTTCAACATCGGCAAAATGGCCGCTGTTGTCCACGTCATTCGAGACGGACTGCCCGTGGCAGTGGATGAATTCTACGGACTCAAGGACACTCCGGCTTTAATTACGGCGATCGCAGCCCGATATCCCGATCATGTGAAGCAACGTCAGGTTTATTTATATCCTGACGCCTCAGGGCAGTACGGACGTGCGACAGTGGATGCGGGACTGAGCGATGTGACCTTATTGCGTCAAGCGGGATTTAAGATTGTCGTCAATCCGGCTAACCCTCCGGTGCGAGATCGGCTTAATGCCATGAATGCGATGTTTCATAATGCTAAAGACGAGCGACGGTACCGGGTCAACACGAAGAAATGCACCAAGTATGTCAATAGCTTGAACAAACAGGTCAACGGTGAGGATGGATTACCCTTTAAGCCCAAGGTGGATGATATTTCACATATCTTGGATGCAGCAGGGTATTTTATCGTCAAGAAATATCCAATCCCAACGAGGGGAATTACAAGGGGGCCACGGCTTTATTGACCTGCATTTCTATTCGCGATCTAGACAGCCAGACTTGAACCGTTGCCCTAGCCCGCACTGAGTCTATTGGCAAAGGAAGCATATATGACCCTTATTGGAAGTGCTGATATTACGGTTGATTTACTAGATGCTAGCTATCAACTCAAGAAAAATCAGCTAAGGATTGATTTGAATGAGCTTCAAGAGACTAGGTTTATAAAAATAGACCTGGACGCCCTTAATTTTGAATATAAAAGATTAAAACTTAAAAATTCTATTGAGGAATTGAGCACACTCAAACTCACATCAAATCTAAGTTCTCAACTTGCCGAACGTAATATTACTCAAGCTCAGTATGAAAAAGAATCTTATGATATTGCTTATAATGCCGCACAGAAAAGAATAGGTATTGCCAAAGAAGAAGCAGATTCAGTTGCAAGACAACTTTATAAAACTGCGATCGTTGCCCCTCGCAAAACAGATGACTTTGTGGCTGAAGAGTTTGCATTACTGCGAAAAATCGAACAAGCAAAAAAAGACATTGTACCCTTACAGACAAACGTACAATCAAGAACTGAAGATTTTGAAACATATGGAACGCATGAAAAACGTCGTGCCATTTATTCAAAACCTGGATTTGACCCAGATGTAGACGATCCTAAAAATAAAATTTTTAATCCAGATACTACCAATACTAATTCTACCTACGGCCTTAAATACGATCTTACTATTATTCCGACTGCACTACCTGCTATTGTCCCTGTTCCGATTAACGTCAGAGGCGATACGACAATATTTGCACCCCATAAAGTAGCTGGGTTAAAAGGGGGTGATGGAACTACAGGAAAAACAGAAAAAGAATATTTTGACGTGGATTATGCCGAACCTAATGCTAGGGATGTGACTGAAATTGGACGTCTTACTGGAATTAAGCAAAAAGCACAAAAGGAACTAGAACTTTTAAGAGCGAACCGCAGAGATAACGCTAAGTTTGCTTTAGGTGCTGGAGTAGACCCTAGCGATGGCTATCAAGCAAAATTAACGGATCGTTTGCTCAACGCTCAGAAAAAAGCGGCCAGTGAGGAGATTGCTTTATCTAAATTGACGGCTGCGCGTCGAGTTGCGATCGAAAAGGAAGCCGCAGCGGATTTTAATGCTGTGAATACGATCGCAGCGGATAGTCGGCGGCGGGGCTTCATTGAAGAGATTTCTGGGAACGACCAGCGCAGTGCCGCAAATGCTCTAGCCACGACTCAGATTGACAATCAACGGAAGGCGATCGACCAACAATCTGCTTCACAACGAACGGCGATCGAGCTGCTACAGCAGTACCAGAGTATCGTTTTGGCGGGTGGCAAGGAACTTGAGGAATTAAGAACCAAACAGAAAACTGACTTTGGCGATGAACGATTGAAGACGTTACGCGACCAGCTTAAAGCGGTTCAAACGGGTTCAAAAGACCCCGTCAAGGAAGATGACCTTAGCAAACAAATCAGGGGGGTTTTTCTAGCACGGCAGGAAATTCAACGCCAGGTCAAGGAGATTAGCGGACGGGACGATTTTGCTCAGTTGCGGTTGCCGGGATTGGATGTCGATGCAAGTTTGATTGTCCGGCGTCAACAGCAAGAAGATGCTTTAGCTCAGTCTCAAGCCGCTGCGCTAGAAGCTCAATTACAGCAGAAACGATTGGGGATTCAATTAGACTTGCAGTCCCAGGCGATCGCAAGCTCGCGAATCGAGCAAGAAACCCAGTTGGCCCAGATTAGGGCCGAGCAACAACAGGTTACCGCCGTTCAGCAACTCTTAACCGCACAGTACACCCTCGAAACGTTACCTGAAAATGCATCACAACGACAGCGCGGGTTAGCTCAAAATCAAGTTGCGAACGCACAACAGCAGGTAGCTTTAGCGAATAAAGGGGTAGATACGGCTGGACAAGCGGTCGAATCTGCCCAAGCGTCTAAAGTCTTTTTGCAAGAATTGGGACAAAGACTGTTGCAATCGACGGATATTGAGGGTAATGCATCACGACGACTTTACAACTTTAAAGATTCTGCACGAGAGCGCCAGCAATCTCTTGAATTAGCAACACAGGGCATCGATCCGACTCGATTTAACCGACGCGTTCAGGGCGTTAACGTCAGCGATCGGACTGACCCCCTGACTTTTACTGATTCTGCGCGAAGTACAGCAGCTCCAACTCAGCAGATCGCGACGGGCATAGATAAGCTGGTTTATGTCGGGGAGCAAACGTTGGTACAAAATCGCCAGATGTTGACTGCATTGGAGACTCTTGCCACGCGATCGCCCGCCATTCCTCAGATCGCACAACCCGAGCCCGAATCCGTGCTCAGAGGTCGTGGACTTTAGGGGAGTGCTGCGAGGGGTGGAATTCGTTCTTTGAGTTCTAGATCGACTAAATATTGAAATTCGTCTGTCTCTGGAAGTTTTTGCATCGTAACCAGTTCCAGTTTGACAAACTCCGTTCTGAATAACGCCCAATACTCTCGGATACCGGAACGTGCGATTGCTCCTGTTGGATCGAACTCCGGCCTCACGATGGGCGTTGCTTCCGTGTGCATGATGCGATGGTCGTAGAGCAACAGATCCTTGTCTGGCATCCCTGGCTTCATGCTGGCTTGTTGCAGTGTATAAGAATCTTCGAGTAACTTCCATTTACTGTGGTTGAGCACCAATAACCCCGTCCATTGATGAGGGGGAAGATAGGTGCTTCCTGTGGGCCACGATCGCCCTTGAGAAGAATATTGACTGGAGCGAACGTAATCGTTACTCAGTATTTTTCGATCCCATCCCAAATATTTGAGCCTGCCGCTGCCCCCCGACCTAAAATTTTCAGAGGAGATCGTGAGGTCTCTCTGAGTAGCTCCATTGCGATCGAACAACAAGCGCACGTAGGTCCCATACGGGGGAAGGAGTAAATTAGTACAATCGCTCATGGATGAATGACCTATGCAAACCAGTGATAGACCGATGGTGCTGGGGGAGTCTCAAGGGCAGTCCCCGTCCACACCGGACGATACAAGTACGGAATGGGCCGATGATGTTTCCCTGTCCTCCCATGAGTATAAGGTTGCCAAGAAACGCTGGGATATTGTGGACATCACCCTTGGAGACACCCTCTCGGTGCGCGATTGCCGTGAAACCGTATTACCCAAACTGCCTCATGAAAAGAAAGGTTATGAGAACCGCCTCAAACAGATTGAATTTACGCCCTGGTTTCGTAGACTGGTCAGCGGCCTTGTCGGCGTGGTGCTGCGTAAACCTCCCATCATTACGGGGCTGCAATCTCAAATTCAACGCCATACAGAGGATATAACGCTGACGGGGTCAAACCTTCAGGATTTTTTACGCAAACTGCTTTTAAGCTACTGTCACTATGGCTGCGTCGGAATTCTGGTGGATTCCCCGGCCGTACGGGCCATGTTTCTCTCTGATGAAATTGCCTTGAACATTCGTCCTTATTGGTGTTTTTATACCGCCCATAGCATTATTGGCTTCAGAACGCGACGGATCAAAAACGTCCTCAAACTGACACAGGTTCGCCTGAGCGAATGCGTCGATCGCGAAGTGGGATTGTTTGGCGTCGTTAAAATTCAACAGATCCGCGTTCTCTCTCTCTCCACAATTTCTCTTGACGACGGAACTTTCAGGGATGCGGTGCAATGGCAGGTTTATCAAAAAGACTCTGATGGACAATGGGCTGCGATCGCCAATGGGGTTTTAGACCTGCCTGAAATTCCGTTCTACATGGCCCCAGACTTTAGCTACGGATACCCTCCGTTTCTCCAGATTGCCTTCATGAACCTCAGCGAGACGCGCAAAAAAGCCGAACTCGACCACCTGTTGAGTCTGTGCGCCAATCAGAAAGCCGTCTTCTCAGGATTTAACTTTGAGGCAGAGGAGGACGATGACACTGTGACCTTGGGGCCTGAGGATGGTTATATTTCCGAAGACCCGAATGCGAAGGTCCAATACGTGGGAGCGAGCGTCGCGCCAGCCACGGCTATAACTACGCGCATTGAAGGACTTCAGCGCGAAATGATGACCCTTGCGATCGCCTCTATGTACGTCCAAAAGAATGTGTCCGAGACGGTTGAATCTAAGAAACTGGATCGGGTTCAATCGGATAGCATGATGGCGCTGATTGCCGATGAGATTGAGAAACTGCTCAACCAAGCTTTTTTAATTCATGCTTTTATGATGGGGATTTCGGATCCTGGAAAACTTGAAGTCAACAAAGACTTTTCTAACGAGATTTTGACTATTGAAGCGGCCAAATTCTATGCAGAGCTGGTTGCAACGGGACGAATCACGATTGAAACGTTCTTCGAGTTATTGATCCGAGGTGAGTTATTACCCACTGAATTTGATGCGGATAAAGAAATCAAACGCTTATTGGCTCTTGCATCTGGCAATAAATGAATTAAAATTGACCTGTAATTGGATGGTTGTGCTGTCCATTTATGTTGAGCGGCTTGCCTTGAGCGTAGCCGAAAGGAGTCGAAACATCGGACCTTTTTCAATTTTGGTGAGATTGAACTTGTATTGAGCGCAGTCGAAATATGGCTACCATTGAAGAGTTAGAAGCACAAGTCAAAGAATTGAATACAAAAATCACGACTTTGACCTCTGAAAAGGAAAATTTTGAGTCTCAAGTTACCAAAGTCAACAAGAAAAATACCGAGCTTTTGAGTGAGAAGAAAAAATTTCAAGCGGCTCAGACCGTCCTAACTGAACTGGGTGTAGATGTTGAGGATGTGGACGGACTCAGAGATACCCTGAGCGGTTTACTCGACAATGGAGACGATGATAAGGGCACGAATGGCAAAAAAACCAATCTGGCCGAAGCGCTGAAGCGACAATCTCAAGCCCACAAACTTGAGGCCGAAACGCTTAAGAACGAACTTTTACAGGAGAAAATAGAACGCAAATTGGTTACCGAATTGAGCACTGTCAAAGATCTGGCGAGTCCCCTCCAGATGCAATATTTGCTCAAAGGTAAACTGTCGATTGATGAAACCGGAAAACTGATCGTGTCAGAGAACGGTGTTGATGTTGCATTTAACAAACACATTGAAACGCTTCGCGCTAATCCTGACTATCAAAATCAGTTCACGAGTAAAGCTAAACCTGGAATGGGTTCTGAAGGCGCTGGCGGTGCTGGCGGCGAAGGTGGTAAGCAATGGAAGGATATGAACGTAACCGAACGTGCTGTGTCTTCCAAAGATAATCCTGAAAAACTCAAAGCTGAACTGACTGAAGCAGGGTTAGGCGCATTTATGCCCTAATTACTGGATTGAACGATGGCACCCTTAAGAATTGGCGATGTTGAAGTCGATGACGGTGTATTTATGGCCTATACGGTCTTGAATACGATGAATTCTTCCGCGCTTTGGAAATCGGGCTTGTTGAATAAAGCCAATCCAATGCTGAATTCTGTGATTCAGGCCAGCGGCACTATCATCGATATGCCCTTTTGGACCGATCTACCGGATACGGTTGACGCTCAAGAAAATGATGGAAACACGGACATCATCACGCAGAAATTAGACTCTGACATCCAACGGGCTGTCAAGAATTACAAGATGATTTCGTTTGGGGTGAATGATTTTGCCGCCTTATTGGCGGGGTCCGATCCAATGGGCCGGATCTCAGAGCGATATGGCGAATGGTGGGGTCGCGAAATGGAGCGCACCGTTATCAATCCCACCCTCAAAGGTGTCTTTGCTTCCACTTCAATGGCTACAAAGACGATCGCTTTGAACCGTGCGACGGCTGGGACTCCTGCTGCTGCAAACAAACTCACGCCGGATGCTGCGATCGATGGTCGATCGCTCTTGGGCGATGCTGGAAATAAGCTGAAGGTCATTTACGTCCATTCAGATATTTACTGGTCCACGATGGTGAAGTCGAATTATTCTGGCGTTACTACGGTCCCTACCAGCGAACAGGGCAATGAGATTGAAACTTGGTTGGGCTATAAAGTCGTGTACTCGGACTCCATTGAGCTGATTCCCGATCCGAACAACGCTGGAAAATTCATCTACCCTTGCTACCTCATGGGCAATGGTGCGTTTCTATATGCAGAGGGTAAAGATAAAGTCCCGGCTGAAATGTGGAGAGATCCTAAGGTCAAGGGTGGCGAGGAAGAACTGATCCAACGCCGTAACTTTACCTTGCATCCTCAAGGCTTTCACTTTGAGGGAACCGCCGTCAAAAAGGGTGCGACTAGGGCTCAACTTGCGGATGGTGCGAGTTGGAATGCTGTCTATGACAATAAGAACGTCCCGATGGTTCGCATTCTCGTCAACCGTTAGGGACGATTTATACTGAGCGGAGTCGAAGTATGCCGTTTGACCCTTCCACCAAAGACAGACTCATGGGGGTGCTGCGTTGGCCAGTATCCTCCAAGGACTATTTGGATTACCTGCAAGAATTGATGACCGATGTGGAAACTTATGGGGGGTTGGATGCGATCGCCCGAATTGAAACGCTGCTGTCCGATTACGACGATGCTAAAGAAGCTCAACTGGCTCTGCGTAATTCAACACAGGCCACCATGACCCGTGCGGATGTGGTGGAATGGGACCCGAAACTGGGGATTTCATCTGGACGACGGGCGATCGCAGACATTCTCAAAGATATCCGCGCGGCTTTGGGTGCATCCGGCGATCCGTTCGGTTGGGTGGCTCAATGTCAATGTGAGACTTATAAGCTGCGGCTGAGGAAAGGCTGATGGTCACTTCGACTTCGCTCAGTGTAAATTCTCCGCTGCCGCCTTTATTAGAAAATGCTGTCTTGAGTTTCCATCGAGCCAATGGCTGGGAAATTGACTCAGAGACGGGTGTTTCAGTCCCTGCGGTCGCTTTGAGTAAGATTGAATTTGTCGCCTTCATCAAGCCGTCTGTCGGTGCCCTGGGCGGTCAGAAACTGTCTCAGTTCGTTCGACCTGGGGCGGATACGAGGGGGGAAGAATTGGAATGCTATCTCATCCGTCCGATGGAGTTGCCCCCCGACTTGAACTATCAGGATGGGGGTGAAATTGTGCGGATCGAACCCACGCGCCGGGACAGAGGCAAAATCTTGCAGATCAAAATGGATACGCGCATCCCTCTGGTGACAACCATTGTGGGACGGCACCTGGTCTTGACAGTGGAGTGGTCTAATCATGGCATTTGATTTTACTCAGCTTGACGCTGCGATCGCCCAACATTTCTCTCAAAGCATCGATGCTTTGGGTGAGCAGTTACGCGAAACGGTACCAGATGAGCTGAAGCCCTCGCAAGCCCTTCCCATCTATAGCGATGGTGGCAAGCGCGTCACGATCGCTTGGACCGACCCTGAGGCTCTATTGCTTCATGAAGGATATACCGATCGCAGTGGAAAGGTTTACCCTCCCCAACGCTGGGTTGAAACGGCGATTGCGAGATTGAGCGATGGCTAATTCAAGCCGATATCCTAAATTTTTTGGAAACCGTTTGGCCTATTACTTCGACCAAATCAAAACCATACTGGATGGCCGAATTGGAACGATGATAGCGGCCAATGGAACCACTGCTCTAGCCCTACGGAATGCCGATGATTGGGTGGATGCTAAGCAAGCGCCCAAGGTGGTTGGCCTTGAGGTGATCCTAGAACCTGCTTATAATTTGACGTATCAGGATTTTGCTAGTGGCGGCCTGGTGCAACATCCGCGATCGCGCGTGGTCCTCAAACAATGGGACGTGTCAAAGACCACGCTGATTGAGGCAGATTTATTGCTTTCGAAGTTTGCTTTGTTGGATCGTCGCTCCGTGGTGCGGGTGCCTCGACATTTGAAGCCTGGAATCGTCGAGCAAACCACTTTGGTCATTGACGATTACCTAGAAGTTTTTTATTGACTCTTGAGGTTTGACCTATGCCACTCGTTCAAGACAAAGGGGTCGTCCCTGCAATCCGAATTAAAGAATGCCGCGCTTACGTGGGAATTTGCGATGGCTTGTCGAGCACGGCTAATTTTAAAGTCGAGCTGACGGCTGCTGCGGCTAAGGGTGCGGCCCAACTCGTAATCACAGATGTTCCTACTGGCATTATCCGCAAGAATAACTACCTATTGTTCAAAGATCCGACGACGGATATGGTTTACTACACCGTGCAAGTCGGGGCTGATTATACGGGTGGCACTAATCTCGTGGTTGCAGCTTTAAAAGAAGCGATGCCCGATACGGTTGAGGCGATGTTCTTGAGCGAACTTTGCTATCGCACCGAACAATCCAATGAAGGTCAACAGCGATCGCAGCAATTTGAAACCATCTGCCACACCGTTGCCGAGCAGATTGCGGAATCTCCTACCTATAACGGTAATTTCCCAGGTGGGTTTAGCTACTACGATGCGGGGATTAAAACCCTTGAATATGCCGCGCTCAATCAAAAGAAGGTATTGATTGAAAAGCGATTTCCCGTCCCCTCGGCTACGGGCTGGAAAACGGGCAGGATCGAGCGCGGATTTGGCATTCCTTCTTTTAGCGGTGGTGCTAATAATGGGGCTGAGGCCATCAACTTTAAGATTGACTATAGTTCTTATACGGTGATTGATTCTGAGGCTACGGTTTAACCTATGGCCGTCATCGACTACACCGAGCAAACCCGAGCGCCAACGCTTAAGTTCGAGCATGTCCGAGGTGATACCTTGATGCATACTCTGACCGTTAAAAAGACGGGGTTTGACTTCACGGCAACGACGGCGCGGTGTCAAATCAAAAGGACTAAAACCGCCACAACTGCGATCGCAACCCCTACCCTACTGTTGTCCTTCCCTGCCCCTGGAAGCATGAGCGTTACGCTCCGAGTTGAGTTTGCTGATACGGTTTGGACGCCTGCAACTTATTACGGGGACATTGAAATAACAATGCCGGGAGGCAACCGCAAGACGGTTGCTTTTTTGCAAATAGAGGTGACCCAAGATGTCACAGCTTGAGACCCAAATCAATCTCGTGCAATCTCCAGACTTGGCGGTGAACCTCGTGGAATCTGTCCCTTTTACGGTTGAGCTTGTGGGCTCGACCGTTATTTATGGGGAGGGCGAGGCCGCACTTTTTGACGTGGACCTCGTTGAAATTTTCGATTTTAATTTAATTTAGGAACCTTTATGACCTTAGAAACACGTTTACGCGCGATCGCAACCCGAATCAGTGCGGAGATGAAAGCGCATCGCATTCTAATTAATGGCAATGTGGCAAGCCTGAGTGGCCTGACGACGACTAACAAGACAGACCTTGTTGCAGCTATTAATGAAGTCAATGCAAAACCCAGTAGCGGTGTTGAGATTGACGATGCAACTACCTCTACGACTAAGGTTTGGTCCAGCACCAAAACCAATGGCTCCATCAATTCTGCTGTTGCGGCCCTAGTCAACTCCGCTCCCGCTGCGCTCGATACCTTAGCTGAGATTGCCACGGCATTGCAGGCTGACGAAGCAGGTGCAGCGGCCATGAATACTGCGATCGGCAACCGCGTTCGGTTTGATGCCCCCCAAACTTTAACCACACCCGAACAAACTCAAGCACTAGCAAATATTGGAGCGCAAGCGGCTGCTGCGATTGGGGATACAGAAGTGGATTATGTTGCTTTGTTTGAGTCAGGATTGGTCTGATGTCTTTAGAGTCTCGATTACGAGCGATCGCAACCCGAATCAGTGCGGAATTGAAAGCGCATCGCATTTTAATAAATGGGAATCTAGCTAACCTAAACGCTCTCACAACAGCCAATAAAGCGAACTTGGTGGCGGCGATTAATGAAGTTAATCGCTACCCTAAATGGCCGGGATACCGATCGACGCAGTGGCACAACTTCATGCCGCGCCCTTCGGCGGTTGCCAATGCCAATTTGCCCATCAACGTACTTCGAACCTACATCATTCAAGTTGAAGCGTCCGTTGTCATTACTCAACGATCGCTGACAGTAGGGACGGCAAACGCAGGCTCATTAGTTCGCGTGGGACTTTACAATCTAGGCTCAGGACTGTACCCCACAACTCTGATCGCTAATTCCGATATTGGGGATATAAATTGTGCCGCTACAGGAGCCAAAACAAACGCATTCACAAGCCCAATTTCCTTGGCTGCTGGCTATTACGGGCTTTCTTACGCCTGTAATGGGGTGCTGGCCAATCTGGCTTGTTTTAGCGGTGCCACTACTAGTTTTATTCCTTTACCTGAGCGAGCGATCGCCCAACCCGCCAACAGATTAACGGGCTGGACGGGCGCTTTCACCTTTGGGCCACTTCCCGCAACGTACCCCACGACACACACCCCAATCCAGTTCACCACAACTTCACCAGAGGTCTTGTTTTTGACCCAGTAGCATTCAGGGGTGATTGCAATGTTTAAATTAGTTTTTCTAGGGGTAGCGATTGCACTTACTTCCGTATCCGCCCATGCCTTACCTGCCTATGATGTATTGGCTGGGGAAGCTCTCCTGCAACGCCAAGGACGAACCTACACCGCAATTAGGGGCGTGAAATTGATTGAGGGCGATACGCTTGTCGTTCGCTCCCAAATTCAGTTCCTCGGAGACTTTGGGGCGTTCGTGGCCACTGCAAAAACAGGATTTTTTCAACTGACATTGCTTCGGCGTGAATCGGGCTGTATTCGTAATGTGATTAGCTACAAAGGATCGATTAACCTCACGCCAAGACCGCTTTTGTGCGATCGCTCCTTGTTGCAACTCATCAGTCTTAGCTCGGGGGCCAGCTATACGTTTCGAGGCACAAATGCTTGGATCGAGGATGAGGGGACGGCCACTAAGTTGATTGTGGAGCATGGGCTAGTAGAAGCCAGCGCGCAAGGTGTAACAGTGGCAGTACCTACGGGATACGGAAATATCACGAGAGAGGGCGAACCTCCTGGCGCTGCGATCGCTCTTGACAGCGATCTGAGTCTGCGGGATTTAAAGATTGTGCGAACGGCGTTGGGTGTTGAAATTTCGGCCAAAATAAATCCCCTGAACCAATGCCTAATTCAGGGGATTCTGATTGGAGCCTTTCGGGGGGAACCGAAAGCGCATTTTGAGTTTCCCATAACTGGAAACAGTTTGAATATTGAGGTGCGAAATTCTCAGGGTAATCGTCGCGTGTATAGCTACCCGCTGCCTACTCGCAAATGATCGAATCGCCACTCAAATGACAGGCCGAATCATGCTGCACGGGCTGCGGAAATTGAACTTTCTCAATCTTTAAAACGATCGCTACTCCCGCCACTACGCCGCCGATCACGATCGCCAATACGGCCAAACGCCACCATCCATGCTGAGAGTTATCCAGCACGGGGATTAAATCGCCCATTTCTTCGAGGACACGGGGGGCAATATCTAGCGGGGATTTGGGTGGATCGGACAATTCCATGGTCAGGGCGCAACTATGACTAGTCTAGTGTGCCCAACCGTGAGGGGATGTTAACGTTGCCGTTCACGGTTCGGGCCATCGCAAGATCCGCGAACAGATCTCTGCCAAGCAATTTGCGAATTTATCCCAGTGCTTTCGCATTATTGGAGTTCTCTAAATTTCACCGGTGTAATGTATGAAACGAGATAATTTGCAAACAGTGCAATGGAGCTGGCTACAACCACCTTGAAAGCATCGTCTACCTCGGGTGGCAAATCAATGTGAAATTTTGTTCGTAGAACGTAGACCACTGCGATCGCGCAGGCCCCAGCGAAAGTTCCATTGGTGACTTTGGCTAACGGTGCACTCCCAAGGGGCACGGTGGAGTGAGGAGGCGGTACGATCATGACTTCAATCCTTAATTTGATTTTGACACTTTCCAAAGGTTCGATCTTCCATTCTTGCCCTCTTTACTAAGCTTGAATCCGTAACGGAAAAAGGTTTTACTCTGGATATTTTTCAAGCCTAGAATTTGTGCCAGTTGAGTGGAGGCGAGTAGCCATTTGCGATCGTAGGCTTCCTGTAGATGTCGCTGAATGCTAAATGGATCGGGGACATTCTGAGGGATAAACGCTGAAAGTGCTTGCAGTAAAGGAACTATTTCGCGTTGCACTGAGCTTGTCGTTGGCGTAGCCTCGCCTTTGGCGATAGTGTTTGTCCGTTTGTCCGTTTGTCTGTTCTCAAGCTCAGACAGCGTTATTGTTCTCACTGGTTCGCCGTTTATTTCCACAGTTTTTGATTGATAGTGGTCTCTGAGTTTTTGTGCATCCTCTGTCTTGACCATGGAGGTTTTCCCGTCCATGAAGGTTTGGATTTTGAGAAGGGCGATCGCTTTATAAAAACTGGTTCGCTTGGCCTCCAATTCTGCCATTAGTTTAGCCGTTGGCATGGCGTCTAAAACCGTTTGCGTTGCACTGAGATCTAAGTGTTTGTTCATGATATGTTTGTCCGCTGGAGTTGAACAAACGTATCATCTACTTTGAGAGCTGTCTATCTGTATGGGCTCCAGTTTTCTCATTTTTGAATCCATTCATCTTTAGGGTTTGAAACTTAAAATTCGTCGTCAAGATCTGGATCGAAAATAAACAAAAGCCATAGGCAGAACAAAATGAAGCAGGCGCAAAGATATCGCATTAATAGGTCCACCGAATCGTTCCAGGTCCATGACCCCACCCGCCTTCGCGTAAATCTAAATGTGTAAATCCTCGACCGCTGGCCACGCCATACCCCAAACCGCCACCCCAATGACGATCGAGAAAATCTTCAAACTCCCAATCTCGACCATCAAGGGTATAGATGTCGGCAGCTCCCCCAGTCATGTGCTGGCTTTGGCTTGCTCCGCCAACTTCTCGGTTGATAGCGGGTGGCCTATACCAACTCGTGACGGCCAATGGACTTCCCCACTCGGTTCTGATTTTGTCCAGCTCGCCTGCCATTATCAGGATTTTTTTTTCTATATCGGACCCTCTAACTGGAATGCGGCGATTGTCTCCATTTGTTGCATCCCATTCACAAAAAAATTGTGAGATCATGTCGTTTCGGCCATCCCACCAATCCTGCGGTTTTTTAATGATGGGGGTCGATTCATTGGCGGCCTTGGGTAAGATTGCCTCGTTAAAATCAGGTCGCGGCACTCCGTCAACGTCCCAATGGGCCGGGAATATAAACCAAGTGTTGTAGTTTTTGGGACCAAGTCCGCGATCGAAGGTTGCAAGCCGTTTTTCTTGATCGTTGATTTGCATTGCCAATGCTTTGATATTAAATTCACTTCCCTTTGCAACGTCATAAATACGATCTGCTCTAGCTTGCGAACTGTCTACAGGATCTTTGGTTAGACGGGTTTGCTGAAGTGCGATCGCTTTCATGAGATCCTATAAACTCCGTTTTTTAGTGCGTAGCTGTACGGTTTTTGGGTGAAGTGGTGGTGAAGCCAATTTCACCGATCCTCGAAACTATTTTAAGCAAAGCACAATGGAAGTTACATTGTCTGACTTGAAATCAGATGATGCAGCAATGTATCCGGAGGTTCGAATCCTCTCCTCTCCGTTGCCTACTTGAATACGCGCTGCCGGATTTGTACAGCTATGCACAGTTAATCTATAATTTTTGTGCGTAGTTGTACGGGTTTTGGGTGAAGCGATGGTGAAGGATTCCATTGCCGATTTAGTTAAAGCTGCGAATCAAGAATTGAGCTTGGTTGCCCTCCTGATTCACGGCAACAGCAGCCGCCTCTATATCCGCAGCTCTAAGTTTCCGCCGAAGCCTGGGGACGGGACGGGCAACCGCTATGAGATTGCGACGGGATTACGGGCTAACGGACGCGAACTTAAGGTTGCCCTGGCCCAGGCGAAGGAGATTGATTCGGCTTTGATGATGGGGCGGTTTGTTTGGGAGCCGTATTTGAACGCCAAATTGCGATCGCCCCAAACGGTCAAAGATTGGATCGAACGGTTCGAGCAACGGTATTGGGCTAAGCGTGAGAAGACTTTGAACCGTCAGAATACTTGGCGCAAGAGTTATCGGCAGTACTACGATGGGTTGCCCCCCGACTCCGAACTGACGCAGGCGTTGTTGATTGAGACTTTGAATGGATATCCCTCTCGGTCGCGATCGCGTCAGTTGTGCTCGGTGGCTTATGGGATGTTGGCCGATTTTGCGGGATTACCTCGCGCTCAAATCTCGGAGTTGGGGAAGGGGTATCAGTCGGTCCCTAAGACGAAGGCCGATTTATTGACAGACGAGCAGATTATTTTTCAAGTTGAGAACTGCGAGCATCCTGGATGGCGCTGGATGGCCGGAATGGCTGCAACGTTCGGGGTTCGCGATCATGAGTTGGTGCGGCTTGACTTGGCGCGGATTCGTGAGGGGATTGTGCGGGTGCTGCCGGATTCTAAGACGGGCGATCGGATGGTGTATGCCTGCCCCTTTGAGTGGGTTGAGCGCTTTAAGTTGTGGGATAAGCAGCTTCCTAAGCTTAAGCTTGAGGGTCGTTCAAATAATGCGATCGGATCTTCAATTAGTGCGGGTTTTAAGCGGTTAGGATTATCTCGGCTGTACTCATACCGTGATGCTTATGCCATCCGGCTGGAATTTTACTATGATGCTCGAACGCCTACGGCATTTAAGGCCCGATGGATGGGTCATTCCCCTGCGGTACATGATAAGCATTACTTGGATGCGATCCAGGAAATTGATCACGAACGGATGTATGAAAAATTGCGGCAAGGTCAGTCGCAATAGAAGTACTAGACCGTATCGTATTCATCAGCTTCAAATCGATTGGGGAAGGCTGCGGCGGCGATCGCATAGGGCACTTTGGCCCCGTATTCCGCAACCTGTCGCGCCTGAAAGTCTTCAGTTACGCTTTGCGTAATAGGCTTTCCTAGATAGGCTTTCCATGTTCCAGTTGGGTTACAGATCAGCACAATTGCGGCCTGAGGTCCGATTGTCTGGGTAAACCACAGGACATCGACGATCGCAGCGCCTTGGGTGGTGAATCCGTAATTCTGTAATCGATTTAATTCTTCACTGGTTAACATGCATTCTTTACTCCAGACCGATTAGCTGTTCAAGACTTTGCTGATTGCGATAGAGCGCAAAGTCTTCAATCATGATTTGAGTTCTGTCTAAGGGCACGTCACATTGTTGCGACAAGAAAAACCTTAAGAATGCGTCGCTCTCTGCAACTTCGGCAGTTCTTAGCAAAACTTCAGCGTGGTAGCTGGCTGTTGCCATTTCAAATTGAATCGGTTCGCCGTACCAATGGACGTTTAACAGGGGCTGCTGACTCTTGCGTCCAAAGATGGATTCTATGCCCTCTATCAATGGAGTTCGCGATTTTCTGACCAGGTCTAGCAGGCCAATGGTTTGGATCTCCCGCTGCTGTTTTTGTCCGAAACCTTTAGGAGTCATTACTTTAGCTAGTTCCGTCACGATATTTGCTTCGACCTGGGCTACAGCAGCGGCCTGCAATAAGCCCATTGCTTTGGATCTGGCTTCAGGTAACGAAAAAACGCCATCGTAGGAACGATATTTCCAGATTACACAGGGGTTTAGATCTGGCGTTAGTGAAGCGTTTGTCCAGATGGTGTTGTCATTGTTCATCTTTCGGCATCCTTGAGATATTGGCCTGAGGCTGTAAATGTCTCAATGACCGTATTGGCTGCGATCGCTTCATCATCGGGCGAAATTCTGATACAGGATACTTTGTAAGCGTATTTATATTTCTTGCCAGTATGGGGTTTGACGTGGGTGACTAAATAATATGCTTTGGGCGACTTGAGAACATCGTGAAGCTGTGGCAAGTCTTTTTTAGTTGGCCGTTCTAGATAAATCAATAATGTATAAGTGGGTTTGCCGATAATCATGGGGAGTCACAAAGGTAAACTTTTTTGTCCGCCTCGTTCCTGTTTGGCGATCGCATTACGTTTGAAGTAAGGCCGATCGTGCTGAAGGTGGCACACCATGCAGAGTGCCTTCAGATTGGATGGGTCGTTATTTTTGGGATTCTGGTCTAGATGAGCTGTGGTCAGACTATATTTTTTGGGGAAATCGACCGCATCCCGCCATTCCTCGCCTATGAGTTGGCCTTGTTCGTTGCCCCAGTGCCGCAAAATGAACTCAGATAGCAGCTCCCCTGTTTTGCGGCATTGTTTCCCGCAATGTTCGCAGGTCCATTTTTTTGAGTCTCTCAGTTCAAGGGTGAAGCTTGGCCAGTTGGTTGGGTATCTCGAACGGTCCATTGGCATATATCGGCCTCTTGTTTCAGTCATATTTGAAAGGCCCCCCATTTTCATTTTTCAGGTGCAAAGCTTTGTGCAATTTTGTACTTTTTCTCAAGTTCTTTAATTGATTTTTCCCCTTCTCTATAGGCTAATTCCAACAAAAATGGATAGCCGTTATGGAGTTCTAGTAAGACTTCTTCCCGTGTTGCCAGCCTCGATTCCTGGTACCAGATCGCTTCGGTGGGATCTCCTAAAAAAAATAGCAAGCCCCCTTCAATTTCTCTATCTGGTTCGGGCTTTATTTTTTTGATGCTGTACGATTTTGTGATCCATAGACAATTGCATTTGGGTTGTCGGGTGTTGCCAATCCCAGCGGGTACTCTGCGATTTTCAGGCAAGCCTTTTTCTCGTCTGCCTTCTTGCCTGTTGGCCAAGAAAGGACAGATCCTCATAGACCATTCTGTGCACTCGCGATGGCTGGGCGGCTCTGAGATCACCCGATTGATGGTGCACATTGGCCCCAACGCAAACGCTTTATAGGTTCCTAGTTTCTGGCCGCAAATCCAGCACAACTGCTTTTTGACGGCGGGGATGATTTTCTTCCCTTCTACGAACCTGAAATCGTAGACGTCTTCGATTTTGGCCACAAACCACGGCACGGGATAGCCGTTTTGGACAGGGAGCGATCGCAGTCGGATGGGCACTTCGCCGATATCGGAACGGTATTTATTCATGATTAACTCGCGATGTTTTCAATAGATCTTCTTTCAAGAGGTTGACTGACCACTTCCCAGAAGAGCCTGTAATGCACTTTCCAGGTGTTCCGAGCTTTACCGTTGTCTTGGATGGATTGGCTGTCTGGAACCACATCGAACGGGAATAATGAGTTCCAGTAATGAACGCCATAGACCAGGTCGTGTTTTTTATTGAGGTGTCGCCTTTGCTCCGCGATCGTAATTTCGGACATACAGCGACGGCGACTCAGCGGGGTGAGTTTGGCGGCTTGCTCTGGGGTAATCCAAGGGCCCACGATCTGGCAGAAGTTTTCAATCAGCTCTAGACGGCCTTCGAGTTGCTGAACTTTTTGCTGTAAGTCTTTTGGTGTGACCATTTTTCCCGTTTTAACCTTTGATATCAACATCGCTGAATAAACTTTCTAGCCTTTGGTGTAAGTCGTCGTCATGAATGAATGGTTTTGTGAGTTCTTCGATTGGAATACGGTCTTTCTCTAGCGGATAGCCAGCAAATGCATACTTGGGTTTGTTGCCAGCGCTCAGGCAGTCATCGCAGACGGCTGAGGATGCACCATTGCTTGGTAGATTGCAGACGACGCACCCCCATCCTGTTTCTGGAACTAGGCATTTTAGAGGGTGCATCAGAATATTTCGCACGTTTGCCCCGTCGGCATTAGTGCGATCGCAAGCATGACAAGGCCCTACATCTGGCAAGTCTGCTAATTCGTTATCGTCATCATCGTCATCGTCATCCCAATTTTCAAACATCTACACATCCTTTCTGATTTAACTTTTTCTCAAGTTTCAAAATCTCGTTTCTGCGGGAAACTTCCGCGAGTGCTGTTTTATGCTCCGTACTGTTGGGTTTGCCGATGTACTTTCGCTTTACCCTTGCTTCGGTATTGCCCCCCGACCGAGTCGAGATAAAGCAGGGCGATCGCGATTGCCAATACACCTGCACCGATCCGCTGCCAGATTTACTGGTTTCTATCCATACGCCTGAGGGTGCGACGGAACCTTGCGATCGCAGTTCGGCGATCCGCGTTTCAATTTCCTCGGGCGTGTTGTATTTGGGGCTGAAATCTTGCTCGGCTTCGTAAAGGAGCACCCGCTCTAATAACGACAAGTCGGGGGGCAACTCGGAACCCTCACCGACTTTCGACACTACTTGTTTACCCCGTAAATTTTGGCTAGTAATGCCCTTGATTTTAGCTTTAGGTGTCATTGCTCTTACTCCCCCTGTTGGATGGCGTAACGGGCGATTTTTGGCGCTGCACGGGGTCAATGAGTGGCATGGGTCCATCTGGTCCGATGGTAATGTTCCAAGTTGGGTTGTCTTTGATTTGCTGTGCGATCGCTTCACGAGCGAGCGGCCCACTGCGGTCCCATTCGGCCTGTAGTGCGAATAACTTATGTTCGATGGGGGTTTTAGCGATAGCAATTCTCATCGGTTTGCTCCAAGGTTTTGGGTGAGGTGGGCGATTTCCTGTCCTACGGTTTGTCTGGGTAATGTTGCAAGCGTGTCAGTCAGTTGCTGAAGTTGGTCATCGGTTAGTGTGCCTCGATCGCAGGTCTTATCCCACAATCTAGCCTCAACCATGTAGGCGATCGCTTGGCGTTTGGTCATTTGCAGTTTGACTAACTGGGCTTCCATTTTGCCGATTAAGTCGCCGTGGTCAGTTTTGGTCAAGGGCACTAGGATTTTTTCCGGTCCGTGGGGACCGATGGCAATGCCCCACTCAGGCTTGCTGGCGATTTCGGTCGCGATCGTTTTCCTGGCCAGCTCATCCGCTAAACGCCACTCTGACTGAAGGCGAAAGAGTCGATGGTCTGTGTCTAGGTTTGGGATGATGGGCTGCGATTGGATGGCTGGGCTGGTGTTGCGCGCTGCGTTGATTTCATCCCGAAACTGTTGCAGTAGTTCGTCGCCGTCCATTCGGATGAAGCTTCTCGCGACTTGTGCGGGGTTGGCCGGAGGGTTGGGCATTTTGTTGACCTTGGCTTTAAGCCAGTCCCAAAATCTACGCCGTTCATCGGTATCGAGATTTTTCGATTCTGCCCAAACTCTTTCATCAAAACATCCTGAGGCGATCGCGGCGGAAGTTTCTGTTTTTTGGAATGAACCGTCAGTCAAGGGGTCAGGTTGATTGGCGGAGTCCGATGCACTGGATGAGTTTTCCACAGGTTTTTTTTGCGATCGCGCGTCTCTCTCTCTTTTTTCTTTTGGATTTACTTCAATGGGATTTACTTCAATGGGATATACTTCGTCGCCCTCTTTTGGGGATACCCCCTCGCCCTCTTTTGGGGATACCCCCTCGCCCTCTTTTGGGGATACCCCCTTTTGGGTATCCCTCTTTCGAGACGAGGGTACGTCCTCTTTTGGGGTAGGGTGCGTCTCCTTTTGGGTATCCCTATTTTGAGACGAGGGTACGTCCTCTTTTGGGGATACTTCCTCGTATTCATCTGTACGTTGCCATTGGTTTTTAGCGAGGGGACTAATGATGGATGATTCCCCTTTTCGGCGCGTGATGTGAATCATTTGGTATCGCTCAAGATTGATGATTGCTTTGTCGTAGGTGGTGCGGTTGATTCGACAGTGCTTAGCGGCATTCTTGGCTCCTTCCCAGTAATGTCCGGCGCTAGTGCCTGCTCTGCGTAGGATGTGGCAGTACACTCTAAACTCAGCGACTGAGAGGCCAAAGTCATCTAGTGCGCTGTGAATCCAAGCGCCATCGTCTGGGCGATTTCCGATTTTTTCGATCATCCTTATCTCCCCCTCATTTCATCACAAAAGTGTGTATAATTTATATTAAACTAGCATAGTGTGTATAAAACGCCAATATTGCCGTACGGATTTCAGTAAGAACACTGATAAAGTGTGTATGAAGTTGAGTTATCTTATGGACTATGGGCAAAAAGAAAGATTCAAAAAAATACGGAAAGTACGACGAGCCAAAGACTCGCATCAACATGACTCTGACCGAAACAGCGTTAACGGCATTAGACCTAACCGCAAATCGCGAGGGGGTGGGGAGATCGGAGCTGGTGGAGAGATTTGCACGGGGTTTACCGCTGGATGTGTCTCCTCAAGAGGCATTCGTGCTGGGGGAATCCTTAGCCAACTGCTAGAAGACGAGCGTGTGCGGTTGGTGGCGATTGATGATGAGTTGGAGCGCTTGCAACGGGGTCGGGAAGCACAGATCGAACGGATTGAATATTTGAAAGAAATGCTTCAACGTCTGAGTGAAATATCTGATAGTTAACCCCAGCGATTGAGTTGCTGGGGTTTGACTTTGGCTGCTGTGTGTTTACCGTCGCCACCGGATTCTAGGTTTACGGGGTGGGCCTGCGGATTTGGGTTTAAACAGAAAGTCCATGACCTGTTTTGGAAAGCAACAGGCGATCGCCACCACAATGAAAACAATTAAGGCACCCATGAGCTTGCAAGATGTTTAGCTTAGGGTGCCCATGTTTTGGGGACAAACGAAATTAGCGATGGTTGAGCAGTGCGGGGATGATGATGGCTGCGGCTGCGGTGGCTAGAAGCCCAAAGGCTAGGTTTACCACTTGTCCCGATGCTTTTTGATAGATTTCAACGCGGTCATTGGTGCGGTCTACGCGATCTGATAAAGACTTAACGTCTGTATCTAACTTGGTCAAACTTTGCACCACAGTTTCTAGTGTGCTTTCAATGCGTGTCATCCGTTGGTTGCTGGTATCGAGACTGGCTTCGATATGGTCTAGACGGTCGGGCTGTGCTGCGGTCATGGTGGGTTCCTTAGTTATTTTCATTATGCTGGCTTTTCAAAGCTTATGCGGCGGCGCTGGCATGGAGTTCCATCGTGGCGATCGCCTCTCTCTTTTCCAATTTCAGGATTGAAAATTGACTTCGCAATAGCTGTAGGTCAATGTCCATTTGGGTCCGAAGGTCTTCGCATTTTTTCAGCCCATAGGATGCTTGGATGTAACTATCATCGGTTTCCATCAGTTCAGTCTTTTTAGCTTTACGCTGGCTGTCGTTTTTGAGGGTTGGATCGTGGGCGATCGCTCGTTCGATGGCGTTGAGGCTGAAGGCGACGCTTTCGCGATGCATCCGTAACTGTTGGTCTAGCTTGAGAATGCTGCGTTGAGCGTCTGCGATCAATTGCGGGTAGTCTGCAATGTTCATGATTGTGTTGGTGTGAGGGTGGTTTTAAGGGGGGCTTGTGCCCCCCGACAGGTTTCGACTCCGCTCAACCTAAAATTTAGGCGGCAATTTCTAGTTCCATCACTCCGACTACTTCGGCTGCGCTCAGCACAAGTTTATTTAGTGCAGGTGCTCTACTGAGTTCTGCTTCTGCTAAGTCGATGGATGGGCTTGACATTAATGCGTTTGAAAAGGCACTGCGGTTGAAGCTGCCCAGATTGCGATCGCCCGTGACGCACATTTCACACGCTTCCTCGCACAGTTGTTCGATGGACGACTCCAGCCACTGGGCCAGCGCGTCATTAATGTCTCTGATGTCGTAGAGCTGCCCCTCTGCTTTTAATGCGTCTTGGATTTGGTGTGCTGCAACGCTGAAGGAGCGCTGCGCGGTTTTGGTCAGGATGGGCAGTCCGGTGTGAACGTAAGTCATAATGTTTTCACCTCTTGTAGGTAGGGGCGGTCAACTTTCCACGGGAGGCCGCCCCTTGTTGTTGTTTTTTGGCCTAAACTTTAGGCTAATACTAATATAGCATGTAGACACGCTATTTAAGTTAAGAGTTGAAAAATCTTTTAGCATGTCTACGTGTTAGCATTGGAGCGTCAAGCGTGTAGGTAAAGACGTGGCTCAAGGCAGACGAGGGGGGAACCCAGACTTAGAAAAATATCAGTTCACGACTGACAAGCCCGAACCTTGCAGCGAAAGGCTTGAGCTGAGAGTTCCGCGATCGCTGAAGGACGCGGTCACTTCACGGCCTGATTGGCGTGATTGGTTGAGGAAATTAATAGCTGAAAACCTTGATAAATAGCATGTAGACACGCTATAATTTAGGGGCAGAGTTAAATTTACCCCTTATGAAATGCATTGCTATTGCTGGGCCACGAAAATTGAATGCCGTACAAGCTGACCAGGTGCGACGGGATTTAACGCGACTGTATGGTGGAGCTGCCCAGGTGGTGCATGTGGGGGATGCTGACGGGGTGGATATGTGGGCGCGAACCCTGGCTTATGGGCATGATGTGCGGATGCATTTTATAAAAGCCGAGCTGCCAAACCGCGCCCGATATGCCGAGCGAACCACGCGCATGGTAGTGGCCCTAGCCCAAGATGGTGGAATTTTACATGCATGGCCTAACAAACCTTGCCCCCCCGAACTGCGGCCTAGTGCGAGATGGCCCAAAGGTGCGGATGGCAGCGGGACATGGGGAGCGGTGGCGCTTGCTATTGGATTGGGGCTACCTG